TACTACTATGCCTCAATGGGGTAAGACAGATAACGCTGCTAACTCAGTCCTATGGGGACCAGCGCTTTTTAATACAGTTGCAAATTCTACTACACAAACTGCCCTTTTCGGTAACACTACTGTAGGTGCTTTCGTTAATAACGAGATTATTGGTCAGTATGGTGCCGATACTACAGAAATGGGTGTAGGGGCTGGCGGTGTTATTAGTATCGTCATTACTTCACCAGGTTCTGGTTACTTCTCAAACGCCGCTGTAACTATTACAGGTGGTGGCGGTGCAAGTGCTACCGCTAATGCACAAGCTAATGCTACCGGTTATATTTCTATCGTAAATATTACTGCAGCTGGTTCTTCTTATGAGACAAACCCAGATGTAGCAATTGCTGCTCCTGCTGCTCAGACATTTAATGCCAATACAGCTGTTAATGCAAACGGATTTATCGCTATTGCATCTAACAAGTATCAAGTTAACGATTACATTAAGTACTTGGTAGCTGCTGGTAATACTGCTCTAACCGGCCTTGCTAATAATACAAGCTATTATGTACAAGCTAGTAACTCAACAGGTATTTACATCTCCTCAACAAGTGGCGGTGCTGCTATTACTCTTACAAAGGGTCTTACAGAAACTGGTCACTCATTCACAGGTGAAACAGCCACTGCAACTGCAGTAGTTGGTGGTGCTCAGAATAAGGGTGCTGCTCACGCTGGTTGGGTTGTACGTACAGAAGGTACAGGTGGTCGCGCTGGTCGTGTTCATTTTGAGACTCTAGTAGCTATGGGCTCAATCACCAGTGACGCAGAAGACAACGTTCTTCCTGACGCATAATATAAAGAACTAAATTATGGCTACTAAGAAAATTACAGAATTAACCGCTGCAAATACTCTAAGTGGCAATTCATTACTCGTCGCTGTTACTAATCCAAGTGGTGCAGCGACGACTAATAAAATCACAGTAGCTAATTTCTTTGGTAACATTTCCACTACCGTTGCCGTAACAAATAATGTTTTAATAACCGGTATAACAACTGTTAACACTGTAAACATTACTACAGGTAATGTTGTAACACTCACTAGTAGTATAGGTACGTTTAGCACTACACTTGCTATTCCATATAGATCTACTCCTGCAAATAGCACCGCTCTAGCAATTACTAACAATGCAATTTTTCATGACGGCACTTATCTTTATGTCGCTGTAGGTACAAACACAACCAAGAGAGTTTTATTGTCGTCCTTTTAAATAATGTTCGAAAAATTAGATGAAACCAACGCTTTATTATACGCTGCAAAACACTACGATAATCCGCAGTGTTATGATACTATTGAATTTTACGATGATCTTAAACGATTTCAATATCTAAAAAGACTGTTTAATCGTTATAAAGAGACAGGTGAGATTAAAGAGCGTTTAGCAATAAATCATATTATTATACTTTATAATGTTTTTGGGCCAGTACACTGTACTAGATTATTATTCTTGAAATTACATGAACATGGTGATATCTTAAAGCCTATTCTTGAATTTTTAGGCTATATGCCTGATAAAATAGAAAACGTAGGCCTACAAGGAAAAACTTATTATTCGAGTGAAATAGTAAGTGATGATAAGATAAAAGAATTACTAAAGGCAATCTAATGAAAACCTTTTTAAACTTTATTAAAGAAGCTGATGTACCTATCAATGTAACCGGGGCTGTTGTGTCTACTGATCAACCAGTCGTTACAAAGAAATCCAGTAATAAATATATTACTAAGAATAAAAAAGAAGCCCCTAAACTAAAAGGTTAGAGTACAATGGATTTACTAAACGTAGCAAAAGGTATCTTAGGGGCGGTAGCACCTACAGTAGCAACAGCGCTCGGTGGCCCTCTCGCAGGCGTCGCAGTTCGTCAAATTGGTAGTGCTCTAGGTTTATCAGATAACGCCACTCAAGACGAAGTTATGTCAGCAGTAGCTAATGCTGATCCAGAAACACTTTCTAAGATTAAACAAGTAGAAGCTGACTTCAAAGTAAAGATGAAAGAGCTAGATGTAAGTCTAGCAAAGCTAGAAGTCGAAGATAAGAACTCAGCTCGTAATAGAGAAGTTCAGACAAAAGATAAAACGCCAAGAGTATTAGCATACCTCATTGTAGCTCTATACATTGGTGTACAGGTATACTTGATTACAGGTAATATTATTCCTGCTGAAATGCGTGAAATGGTAATGCGCGCTCTAGGTACACTAGACGCTATTCTAGGTGGTATCTTTGCTTACTACTTTGGTTCTTCTGTAGGATCTAAAGAAAAGTCAAGCCAGCTTGATCAGCTCATAGCTGGTAATAAAGATGGAAAATAGTCTTGAGACTAAGGTTACTTTACTAGAGAGGGATCATGAGCGATTCATGGTCCTTCTTGAGCGTATGGATAGTAATCTTAATAAGATAACAGAATTATCTACTTCCGTAAAGCAAATGCTAGCCGTTCAAGAGAACAGATTAGATTATTCTGAAGATAAGCATTCAATAACAGAAAAAAGACTCGAGAAGCACAGCGATAGACTGGATGCTCTTGAAAAATGGCGCTGGTACCTATCAGGAGCTATATTCATAGTAGGATTTGCAATCCCTATGGTTATTTCGCATATCCTTAAAAACTAGTTGATATTTACTTCGATTCAGATATAATACCAATAGAGGTATTGTATGACTGAATGGTTAGATAGAAAATATATCAATATATTCTCATCTCATGTGAGAAATTTTAAGTGGCAGAATCAAAACACTGCTCGCTGCTCTTGTCCTCTGTGCGGTGATAGCCAGACGAATAAATTCAAAGCAAGACTATACTTCATTACTGATAGTAGTAAAGGTTACCGCATTCATTGCCATAACTGCGGGGCAAATATGACGCTACGCGGTTTTCTAAAAGTTGTAAATAGTGAATTATTTGAACAGTATAATAGAGAGTTAATAGTTGAAAAATTTGGAAAGGTCGAACCCGAAGGACAATTTAACTTCACTAGACCAAAGTTTATGCAAGCCGGTAGCCCGCTCAATAAACTCAAACGAATATCGCAACTACCGATAGATCATCCTGCTAAGCTGTATGTGGAAGGTAGAAAGATACCGTCGAACATGCATTATAAGCTATTCTTTGCCCCTAAGTTTAATGAGTGGACGAATAGCATGATACCTAACAAGCTTAATGCAGACAAGGATGAATCAAGACTAGTAATACCTTTACTTAGTGAAACTAAGGAAATGTTCGCATATCAAGGACGTGCACTTAGTGAAACTAAGATAAGGTATATAACTATTGTATTGGATGAATCCAAGCCTAAGATATATGGACTTGATACTGTCAACTACGATAAGACTTTCTATGTACTAGAAGGCCCTTTAGATTCCTTGTTCTTAGACAACGCAATTGCCATGGCAGGTTCAGATACTGGAGAGAAGTTTAATAACAATGCTGTATTTGTATTTGATAACGAACCTAGAAATAAAGATATTGTAAGGAAAGTAGAGAAAGCTATCGAAAAAAATTTTTCGGTAGTAATTTGGCCAGAATCACTAATATTCAAGGATATCAATGATATGGTAATGGGTGGTATGACACAGCATGACGTTATGTCAATGATCGGTGCTAATACATATACTCACCTGCAAGCAAAGCTAAAGTTTACTCAGTGGAAAAAGGTGTGAAATGAATTCTGCTAAAATTGTTGCTATTACTTCACCACTGATAGAAGGAGTAGAAAAAGCTAGTGATTTTATAGCGTATGCAGCACGCGTATCTAATCCTTCGAATCAGATGAATACTGCTACGTCAGAAAAATTGCTAAAGTACTGTGCAAGACATGCGCATTGGTCAGTATTTGAAATGTCTAACGTTGTTATGGAGATTGAGACTACACGTGACATTGCTCGTCAAATACTTCGCCATCGTTCATTCTCGTTTCAGGAATTTTCTCAACGATATGCAGACCCTACAAAGGATCTGGGGTTTGTTACACGTGAAGCAAGACTACAAGATAATAAGAATCGTCAAAACAGTATAGAAGTTGACGATAATCTACTTCAGAATGAGTGGTATAGATCACAGCAGCGAGTTCTATTTGCTGTAGAGCGTGAATATAAATGGGCTATTGATAATGGTATCGCCAAAGAGCAAGCACGTGCTGTGCTACCCGAAGGTCTTACTATCTCTAGAATGTATATGAATGGTAATATTCGTTCCTGGATTCATTATTGCCAGCTACGTATGACTGAAGGTACACAAAAAGAGCACCGTGAAGTTGCCAAGTCCGCTTGGGATCAACTAGCTCTATATTTTGACTTTATTACATCTATCAATAATTAATCAAGGAACTAACTATGGCTGTTCAGATCGACTATTCTCGTGACGCATTATTTGACGATTTAGGATTAAAGAGATTACGTGAATCATATATGAGAGAGGATGAAGCATCACCGCAGGATAGATTTGCGTTTGTTTCTACAGCTTTTAGTAGTAATCCAGATCATGCTCAACGCTTATATGAGTATGCTTCGAAGCATTGGCTATCGTATTCTACACCTATTCTCTCTTTCGGACGTACCAAGAAGGGGTTACCTATCTCTTGCTTTCTAAACTGGATTGATGACTCAGCTGAAGGTCTAGTAGATACCCTATCTGAAACTAACTGGCTTTCTATGCTAGGTGGTGGAGTAGGTGTAGGGTTTGGTATTCGTTCTGCTGATGATCGCTCTGTGGGTATTCTACCTCACTTAAAGATCTATGATGCATCCTGCTTGGCTTATAAGCAGGGATCTACTCGTCGTGGCTCTTATGCTGCTTATCTAAGCATCGATCATCCAGATATCGAGATGTTCTTGGAGATTCGTAAGCCTACCGGTGATCCTAATATTCGCGCACAGAATTTACATCACGGTATTACCATTCCAGACTCGTTCATGCAAATTATCGAGCGTTGCATGCTTGATCCCAATGCTGATGATACCTGGGAACTAAAGGACCCTCATACACGTGAAGTTCGTAAGACTGTATCTGCTAAGACTCTATGGCAGAAGATTATTGAAATTCGCATGCATACGGGTGAGCCTTACTTACAGTTTATTGACACTTGTAATAATAAACTACCTCAGTGGCTCAAAGATAAGGGCCTTTCTGTTCGTCAGTCCAATCTTTGCTCTGAGATTATTCTACCCACAGATAAAGATAGAACAGCTGTATGCTGCTTATCATCTGTAAATCTAGAATATTTCGATGAGTGGAAAGGTGAAGCACTGTTCTTACTAGATGTTGCTGAAATGCTTGATAATGTACTTCAGTACTTTATCG